GCAATGTTTTAAACGATCTAAGAAAGTCAAGTCGCTTCAATGCCCAGCATGTCGTGGTAGGATGCACTACTACCGGACTAAGAAAAACGGAGAAGACTTTAAGAAACCTACGGCTTGCCCTGGTTGTTTGGGTAAAGGATACATATATAAAGAGCTAGAGCATAGAGCTGGGCTTAATATAAAACCTGCCATCTCTCTAGCCTCTGCCGGAGGGTTCAAGACTGACAAGCTGACGCTTAACGCCTTGCTTGAAAAGTCTAGCACCTTAGAGACTAGAAGATTTCTTGAGTCAGTTGTCAGGCTATCTGCGATCGAAACATATCGTGCATCTTTTATCGAGGGTATCAAGAAAGGAATTAAGAGTGACGGTTTGCTTCATGCTAGCTTTAATCAGTGTGTTACTGCTACTGGTAGACTGAGTAGTAGCAACCCTAACCTGCAGAACATGCCCAAGGGTAAGAGTTTTCCTGTTCGTCGGGCGTTTGTTAGCAGGTTTACCGGTGGATCGCTAATCGAAATAGATTACAGCCAGCTAGAGTTTCGTGTAGCTGGTATACTATCACATGATCCGGTTATTAAGAGGGAGATCGAAGAGGGGTTTGACGTACATGCGTACACAGCACATGTTCTAACCACCAACGGGGAGGCTACTGAACGCGGTCCAGCTAAAGCATCTACCTTCCGACCGTTATACGGAGGTACACAGGGTAGCCCAGCACAGATGGTCTACTTTCAAGAGTTCTTTAACAAGTATAGAGGAGTATTTTCCTGGCACGACCGTCTTCAGACAGAAGCGGTGACCTCTAAGCGAGTTGTTACTGCCACAGGAAGACAGTTTGACTTTCCTGACTGTCAGCGGCAGCAGAATGGTAACACAAGCTATAAAACACAGATCGTAAACTATCCGGTCCAATCAGTTGCTACCGCTGAGATAGTACCGATCGGAGTTATCCTCTTGTATAGGAAAATAAAGGAGCTAGGATTGCAGAGTGTGGTAGTTAACACAGTACATGACTCGGTTCTCATCGACACACACCCAGAAGAGGCAGATATTATCAAACTGATAGGGCCTAAATGCCTTCTCAACGCACAAGACGAGGCTCTTAAGAGGTTTGGTCTAGATATGTACATCCCACTCGACGTTGAGATATCACAAGGAAAGAATTGGCTAGAGCAGGAAGAATTTACTTGACTTTAGTCGGTTTTACGTGGTATAAGATATCACTGATGATCTAAAACAAAAGGACAGCTCATATGAATCAACTAGCAACAGTAGAACTATCAAATCTTGACCTCGACAAAGCAGATCTATCCTTTTTATACTCTATTTCGGACAGCAAACCCCGACTAGCCGAGCTTAAACTAAACAAGGACACCTCAATAGAGCATAACGGTAAGCTTGTTAGCGTCTCTGCTCCAGGTGTTAAGGTTGAAAATGCAGACTTCGGTGAGGCATACGGTTCAGATGTACAGCTCCGTATCTTCGTTGCCACTATGCAGACATCAGTCTTTGATCAGGATGAGGGGGCGTACACTAACTTCTCCCAGCACTTCTTTTCCTACGCTGAGTCCGCCTTGGACTGGCATGGTGGTAACAAGTGTGGGTGGATTCCCTCTAAAGAACGAGATAGCCTGAAGGGTGTCGATCCAATAGCGTATGCTAACGCAAGCAAGGTTAAACTATCTCGTAATTTGTTTGGTCTTGTTACAATCGCCGATGCTAAGACACTCGACGGTAAGTCTGTCGAGGTAAAGGATCTACCTTTCCGTCTCCGTCTTGGCCCATCTAACTTCTTTGAGATCTCTGAGGTTATCAAGAAGATGATGCGGCAAAGTTGCCCACCTATGAATTTCCCGGTTAAGCTGAACTACCGGCTTGATAAACGTGGTTCTAACAAGTATATTGTACTGTCCTACGAGCCGATCATGGCTAAGAGGTATCCTCTTGGTGTTCTTGGTGCAGAGACGTTAAAAAACTTCCAAGATCTCATCAAAAATGATGACGAGCGAGTTGTAGATAAGATGCGAGCGAATATGGTCACAAAAATGGAGGACGGCTTTAGTGATGTAACGGACTCTGGAGAGTGAGTAAGCTCGCCCAAACTATGTCTTCGTACCTAGCGAGCAGCCCTAAAATACCAGATGATATCATTTTTCGGGCAAGTCAGATGTTCAACGGGAAGTTGAGTAAGTTTAACTGGGACGGTAGGAAAAGAGGAGGCCGTCCCTCGCTATCTCAAGTAGGTAAGCCATTCTGTCAGTTACATGCTGAAAAACTAGGATGGGAGAAGGCAGGAGAGTCAGATACCTTTAAAGTTAAGATGCTATACGGTGATATGACAGAAGTCATCGCTGTAGCCATGCTCTTATCAGCCGGGGTGGAAATACCGGAGCTTAACATGCGAGTTCGTATGCCAGTTGCAGAAGGGATAGAACTATCTGGCGAACTCGACTTGATAATTAAGGATGGTAACACGTACTCGGTTTGGGACATCAAGAGTGCCTCTAAGTTTGCTTTTGAGAAAAAGTTTGCATCTTACAACGCACTAAAAGATAATGATGACTTCGGTTATCTGCCGCAGTTGTTTGGATACACACAAGCTGTAGAGGAGCAGTATCCCGGCGTTAAGGCTGGGGGTTGGATTGCGATCAGTAAGGAAACAGGTGAACTAAAGATTGTTGAAGCTGATCCAGATGACCAAGAGAAATACGTAACAGGTATCAAGGATGTTATCTTAAAACTTGAGGACGCAGACGAGACTAACTTTAAACGCAGCTTTGAGGACGAACCGGAAACCTTCTACAAGAAGCTAACAGGTAACCGTAAGTTGAAAATGAACTGTTCGTATTGCGGGTTCCGGTATAAGTGTTGGCCGGGCCTACGCTACGAGCACAACCCTAAATCTAGGTCTCCTAATGCCTACAACTATTACACCCACTTCCAAGAGGATTAAGACATCCTCTGCGAAGGCGAAGGGCCGTAAACTCCAGCAGTGGGTACGTGACTATCTTCACACCAATCTAAAAGGAATAGAGAAGGATGATGTCACGTCTACCCCTGGTGGAGTTAACGGACCCGACATTGGACTCAGCCCGCTCGCACGAAGGCTGTTCCCGTGGACTGTCGAGTGTAAAGCTAGAGCTGCCTTCTCCATATATGCGGCCTTGGAGCAAGCCGAAAGAAATTTACTTGACAAGACGAAGCCGGTTGCTATACTACGGGGCGATAGAAAAAGACCGCTAGCTCTATTATACGCCGATGATTTTATGGAGATACTAACATGTCTGACGAAGAAGAACTAATACACGAGATGCTGCTACCGGATAATACTTTTGCGGTATTATTCCACTATAATAAAGAAACCAGCACTATCGAAGTGTTTCTAGGAGATTTTGCCTCAAAAGAAATACACGGGACGAAAGAACACGATACTCTGTGTGTGATAGGCAACGCCGTAGAAGAAATGTTAGAGGTTGCTATCAAACACGCAATGGAGGATCTTGATGAGGGTATAGAGATTGGTACCCCTTGTAAGGTGAGTAAAATAGAGGGTAACGTGATCCATGCTAACTTTTCTAAGGAAATTCATTGATGGTGAAGGTTAGAAAATCTCTACTGGATCAAGCAGACAAGTTAATATGCGGGGGCCGAGAGGCTGACTACGGAGACCCTCGTAAGAACTTTTCTGACATCGCAGCGGGCTGGTCTCTGATCATTGATAAGAAAATCAAACCAGAGGAAGTTGCATTGATGATGGCGTGGCTAAAGATAGCTCGTCTCTTTAAAACTCCTGACCATGTAGACTCGTGGGTTGATCTGGTTGGGTACGCAGCTTTAGGTGGTGAGCTTGCACAGAAAATGGGTAATACAGACACTACAGATGTTCTTGCGTCGTATGCGGGGGGTGATAACAATGGTAATTATGTTGGTCCATCACGTAAGGCCACCTTAGACAGTTTAGAAATAGTATAACATGAAAGTGGCAGTAGTCATCCACGCTGAGATAGATAGTGAAGCGTACTGGGTTCCGTCAGATGGTATTTTAGGTATCGAAACTGATCTTGAGGAGTTAATATCTGATGCTGTTGAAGAGTGCTTAGATGGTGTAAAAATTAAAAGAATAGAGGTAGAAGTTTATGACCACGTTTAACTCCAATAGAAACCCGATGTTCCGATCCAAATTTTCTGAGGATATCTTCAATCTAAAATACGCACATGCTGGGTGTGATACTTGGCAGCAGCTTTCGTCCGTACTGGTTAAAGACGTGTGTGGTGACCTCCGCGCTGAAGAAGAGACACTCATGTCCGCTACTGAGATGCAGCAGCTAACAGAATACATCACAGACTTGAAGTTCGTTCCTGGTGGACGCTATCTATACTACGCTGGTAGAAAGAACCGATATTATAATAACTGCTTCCTTCTAGCAGCAGAGGAAGATAGCCGAGAAGACTGGGCTAACCTCTCGTGGAAGTCTGAGTCCTGTCTTATGACAGGGGGTGGTATAGGCATAGATTATAGTATCTATCGAGAGTCAGGACGTGCCTTAACGGGTACCGGTGGTACTGCTAGCGGCCCTATCCCAAAGATGCAGATGATTAATGAGATAGGTCGTAGAGTAATGCAAGGGGGGTCACGACGTAGTGCGATCTACGCATCTTTAAACTGGAAACATAATGATGTTCCATCATTCCTTGTTGCAAAGGAGTGGGACACAATGCCTGTTGGAACGACAGGGTATACGCTAAAACAAGTTAAGGAGCAGGACTTTAACTTCCCTGCCCCTCTTGACATGACTAATATAAGTGTCAACTATGATACTTCATGGTTGCTTAACTACTGGAAAACTGGTGACGTAGGTGAGGTGTTTCTTAAAAACATGGAGCAAGCCCTTCGATCTGCTGAACCAGGTTTCAGCTTTAACTTTATGGAAAACGAGAATGAAACCTTACGTAACGCCTGTACTGAAGTATGCAGTGCTGATGATAGCGATGTCTGCAATCTGGGTAGCATCAACTTTGGCCGTATTGAATCGATCGCAGAGCTTACCAATGTTGTCGAACTAGCGACTAAGTTTTTAATTTGTGGTACACTACGGGCTATGCTACCCTACGAGAAGGTATACAAAGTCCGGGAGAAGAACCGTCGCTTAGGATTGGGCGTTATGGGTCTCCATGAATGGCTAATTAAGAGCGGAGCTACTTATGAAGTTACACCAGAACTCCACCGATGGCTTGCAATCTACCGGGGAGTGTCCGACGACACCGCTAAACGATTTGCTGATCAACTTTCCATATCTCGACCCGTCGCCGCTAGGGCCATTGCTCCAACAGGTAGCATTGGGATCTTGGCTGGTACTACTACGGGTATCGAACCCTTGTTTGCTGTAGCTTATAAAAGGAGGTATCTTACTCAAGGAACACGTTGGAAGTATCAATACGTGGTTGATAGTGCGGCACAGGAACTTATCAATATTTATGGAGCAAAACCGGAGGAGATTGAGTCGGCACTTGATCTGGCCCCGGACTATGAGAGGCGAATAAAATTCCAGGCCGATGTCCAAGACTATGTTGATATGTCTATCAGCTCAACTATCAACCTGCCAAGCTGGGGTAGCAAGACGAACAACCCTGACACAGTAAAAGACTTCGCTAATACACTGGCGAAGTACGCACATAGATTGAGGGGGTTCACTTGTTATCCTGACGGGGCTAGAGGTGGACAGCCTCTAACACCTGTATCATACCACGAGGCTGTGGATAAACTTGGAGAAGAGTTTGACGAGCATGTTGAGACACACGATATCTGTGACCTTACCTTGGGGGGGACGTGTGGTGCTTAAACGGTATCCATTTCCGATGCAGGATATTGTCAACCAAGGCCGGGAGGGGTTCAAAAAGAACAAGAGGAACCCCTTCCCTCCCTCTGCGGACCGCGCAAGAGAGTGGGAACGTGGCTATAACCAAGCTTATTATGAATGTTTAAAGCGGTTAAGGGAGGGTGCTAATGCCGGGGAAATCTAAAAAAAGTGAGGACTATGCAAAATACTACCAAGAAAATAAAGAATCTAGAAGTGCGGCGATGGCAGAATATTACCAAGAAAATAAAGAAGCTATAAATGCGGCGACGCAAAAATACTACCGAAAAAATAAAGAAGCTCTAAGGGAAAAGCAGAAAATATACCACCTAAAAAATAGAGAAGCTATATTGAAAAGGCAGAGAATAAACACCCTAAAAAATAAAGAAGCGAGTAAAAGATACCGTCAGAAAAAATGGGAGAAACAACGTATAAAAGGGGCTGTGCACCGGGCGAAGGCGAAAAATCTGCCTTTCAATATAACAGAAGAATACGTTAAGAGCATCACGCCTAAAGACATGATTTGTCCCGCGCTAGGTATAAAGATGAACACTAGCGTAGAAGATTTAGATTCTAAGCCCTCCCTAGATAGGTTAGTACCAGAAAAAGGCTACGTTAAGGGTAACGTAATCGTTGTATCTTTTAGGGTAAACAGGATAAAAACCGATGCCACACCGGAGGAGCTAATGAAAGTAGCTATCTTCTACGAGAAGCTGTTTGATACACTAAGTAAGGATCAACTAACACTAGACTTTGTAGCGTAAGGAACCGACATGGAAGCAATACTAGTAGACTACATGGGCACAGATCTTTCTGTGATAAATGCTGCTCGTGTTAGTTTCAATAAGGAGTCCACATACATCACTTCAGAAATGGGGGAGATGCTAGAAGATAAAGATGTTAAGTTAATTAAATATCTAGCTAAACATAATCACTTCACCCCGTTTACCCACGCCACTATAACACTACGAGAGAAGGTTCCTTTGTTTGTAGCCAGACAACGGTTCAAACACACGGTGGGGTTCTCGTACAATGAGATCAGTCGTAGATATGTAGCTGAAGATCCGGAGTTCTACAAGCCGCTAGAGTGGCGAGGAAAGGCATCTGATAAGAAGCAGGGGTCATCAAGTGAGGTTATTGATATCAATCCGCTAACCGTGTACGGTCGAAAGTCTATGATTGACGACTATGACACAGTTCTTAACAGATGCACCTGGGTCTACAAGAGGCTACTCCAGAAGGGTGTCTGCCCAGAACAAGCTCGCATGGTACTGCCGCAGTCCATGTACACTGAGTACTACGTAACCGGTTCTCTGTACGCTTGGGCACGAGCATACAATCTCAGATCTAAGGATGATGCACAACAAGAGATTCGGGAATTGGCTAACGAGTGGAATAGCATTGTGATTAGGTTGTTCCCTGAGAGCTGGCTTGCGCTAACGGAGCAACAACATGGAAAATAGTTTGGGAGATGACGAGCGTCTTTCCCTTATTGCTGCGCTACGTGTGCGACTACTATATCTAGAACGTGCTCTTAACAATCTAGACCAGGACAACATTGGTGGGACCACTGTGCAGATACTGACAGGAACGCAGGATGAATTTATTAACGTGACTATGACCCCTCGAATACGACGCAAGATGGTGCTTGAAGCAATATCCAAGGCTAAAACTGATCTATTGTTTCTATTTTAATTATGATGGCTCTGACAAGATGAAAAACTTAATAATCGAGCAGCTACAAAAAGTATATGATCCCGAGATTGCCGTTAACGTGTATGATCTTGGTTTAATATACGATATAGATGTAGACCACTTTCCCAAAGTTACG